GATTTAGATGAACTTTTACAAGCTAACCCACAAATGCAACGCACTGACTAAGTGCTTGAACTTTTACAACAAACAAATTAATAATAGATTACCATGAGTATTCAAACATTCGCAGATCACACAGGGGACAATTCAACTACCTCTTTTGCTTTTTCATTTCCTTATCTTGATGACTCTCATGTTGTAGTACAAGTAGATCAAGCGAGTGTATCAGGTGGTGCTTTTGTTACTAAGGCATTGACCACTGATTACACCATACAAACTTCTCCTTCCAGTGCTATTATATTTAACAGTGCTCCAGCGACAGGTGACAGGATAAGAATTAAAAGAGACAGTGCATCTAATACTGCTCTTGTAGACTTTGAGAATGGTAGTGTACTTACTGAAGTAGAACTAGACCGTGCTTACTTACATAACTTATATCTGAATGAAGAGATAGAAGAAGGTAGTGGTAAGAATGTAATGACTAAGAACAGTGCTGGTAACTTTGAAGCTGACTTAGCTAAGATTGTTGATGTAGCTGATCCTACTCTTGCACAGGATGCTGCCACTAAGAACTATGTGGATAATGAAATTACTACTGAAAGAACAGCTAGAGTTGCAGATGTAGACACTGAAGAGACTGCTAGGATTGCTGCTGTTAGTGCAGAGGAAAGTGCGAGAATTGCTGCGGATGCTTTAAAGGTAGCTAAGGCAGGGGACTCTATGACTGGTGAGTTAGCAATGGGAAGTAATAAGATCACAGGTCTAGCTACTCCCACAGCAACAACTGATGCAGTAAATAAATCATACGCTGATGGTCTATCTTTTTCTGGGGCTTCTGAAGATTATGTTAATCAGCAAATATCCAATCAAATAACAGGGTCTTCCACTGCTTCGTCTAAATACACTTTTGCAGGTAATGGTTCTACAACTGCTTTTACATTTAGTCCAGGGATTGATTTAAACGGTGATACGATGTATGAAGTAGCTATTGATGGTGTAATGCAAGAACCTACCGTTGCCTATGCTATAGACTCCACAGCAAACACAATTACTTTCACTAGTGCTCCTCCTAACACTTCTAACATTGTAGTTATACAAAGAGGTTACTCAGTTCCTGTTTCAGCTGGTCTTACTTTATCTAGTATAGAAAATATTGCCAATAACACTTTACTAGGCAATGATAGTGGCAGTAGTGCTGCTCCGCAAGCTCTAACAGCAGCTGAAGTAAGAACTGTTCTAAATGTAGAGAACGGAGCTACAGCTGATCAATCTGCATCTGAAATATTAACTTCAATTAAAACTGTTGATGGTGCAGGTAGTGGGTTGGATGCTGACTTGTTAGATGGTCAAGAGGCTACAGCTTTCGCAGCTGCTTCACATACTCACACAGCTTCTAACATTACAGACTTTGATACAGAGGTAAGTAATAATACTGCTGTTACTGCCAACACAGCTAAGGTTACTAATGCTACTCATACAGGAGATGTTACAGGTGCTACTGCTCTTACGCTTTCAGACGGTGTTGTTACAGCTGCAAAAGTTAGTTCTACGGATACTGAGTTAAACTATGTTAACAGTGGTGTGGGAATAGGCACTCTTAATGAATCTGGTTACGATCTTACTGCAACAAAGGTAAAACTTAAAGGAACTGCTACTCAACTATTCTTTGAAGATACAGATGAGACAGGTACTCCTACAGAAATTGCTCTGTCCCTTAACTCAAAAGCATTAAGGTTTGGTTTTCAAGATGCACCTAGTACACAAGCATTTGCAGTGTTTGGTAGAAACATAACTTTAGCAGGTGGTACAGTAGCAGAAATGAACGCTTTAACAGCGGCAGATGGTGCGATAGAAGGTCAAGTTGCAGTTGTATCTAATGGGAACTCTGGTTCTATTTGTCTAGCAATGTACACAGGAGAGGCAGGGTTAGGTGGTTCTTGGAAAGTATTAGCAACCCCAGGTTCAGCAATATCAGCATAACATCTTAAACTTTAAAACTATGGCTATTACAAAAACAAACTCTAATATGATTAGCGATTTGGACGCTGGTTCAACTTACGCTTCCGCTGCTGATGTCGCAACTAACACCACTAAGCTTGCAGGTATTGCAGCAGGTGCAACAGCTAATGATACAGACTCTAACTTAAAGAACAGAGCTAATCATACAGGTACTCAACTTGCTTCGACTATATCTGACTTTGATACAGAGGTTTCTAATAACACATCTGTTGCAGCTAACACAGCAAAGGTAGGACTGACTGATAACTCAATTACTGCTGCCAGGATTAGTGACACGGACGATCAATTTTTAGTGGATGATACTTCTACTCAAAAGAAAGTGGTAGTAAATGAAGTAGGTGCAGATGTAGATTTCCGAGTGGAAGGGGATACCGATCAAAACCTTCTCGTATGTGACGCAACAAATGACCGAGTAGTTATAGGTGCTGATGCTCCAACAGAGTCTTCTAAGTTTGCTGTAGTGGGTAATACCACTGGTCAAGTAGTAGCTTCTATAGAAAATGCAGCAGCTACAGGTTCTTCTGTGTTAGTGTTAAAAGGTCCAGACCCTATTATCCAATGCCAAGACACAACAGCATCCACAGGAAAGACTTTTAATATCGGAGTTCAAAATGATTCTATTTACATTGATTTAATATCCGGAGGTAGTGCAACTCGTTTATTTCAGTTATCAGATGCAGGTCAGTTGCAACTCAAGTCAGGTACATCACCTATTTTATTTAATCTATAATGACTGAAACAATATCACATTTTCTTGATACTGCACTGGCAATTATAATCGGTGTATTTGGTTGGATAGTAAAAAAGTTTGCTGATCGATTAGATAAAGATGAAGAACGATTAACAAAGATTGAAGTGGAACTTGCTACACAACGAGAACGAGACACTGCTGTGGAGAATAGAATGAGTGGTCTAGAAACTACTGTTAAAGAAATTAACGGTAAACTAGATAGAATGATGGAAATGTTAATGAGGAAATAATGAGCTTATATAAAAACATAAACAGAAGAAGGAAGCTAGGCATTAGTCGTAGCAAGAATAAATCTACTATTACACCTAAGTCATACGCTAATATGAAGCGTGGCTTTAAAAAGAAGTAAGGATGGCTAGGAGTGTATCGTTATCTCTAGGTAGAGGTGAGAAGAGTCGTAAAGGTGGTCTCACTAAGAAAGGAAGGGATAAGTATAACAGAGCTACAGGTTCTAACTTAAAAGCTCCTCAACCTGGTGGTGGTCCTAGAAAGCGTAGCTTCTGTGCCAGGATGTCAGGTAACAAAGGACCAATGAAAGATAGTAAAGGTAGACCCACTAGAAAAGCTTTAGCTCTTAGAAGGTGGAAGTGTTAACAATATGAAAACTTTTGAAGAACTAGGTAACTTACAAGGATACATAGCAGATACATACCGTGCTGCAATCGATCAGATGCACGAGACAGGTGAATACAATCCATCCCTGCTGAACGGTGCTAGGCAACTTCTAAAGGATAACGAGATAGTTCTTACAGCAGGTAAAGACACTCCCATCAATGACTTGTTAAATGTAGTATTACCATTTGAAGAAGACCAAGAGCTAAAAGCTAAAGTTAAATAAATTAACAACACCAAAAGAGAGAGACACATAGAGTTGTGAGTAAATCGAAACTTCATCAACTCAAGGACTTCCGTAACTTCTTATACCTAGTTTGGAAGCACTTGAATCTACCTGATCCTACACCGTTACAGTACGACATTGCAGACTTCATGCAAGACGGTCCTAAACGATCTGTTATCATGGCGTTCCGTGGAGTAGGTAAGTCCTGGATATGTTCTGCTTATGCTGTACATCAACTCCTACTAGACCCAACAAAGAACATACTTGTTGTATCTGCATCTAAAAACAGAGCAGATGACTTCTCCACTTTTACCTTGAAAATCATCCACGACATTCCTGTTCTTCAAGACTTAATACCTAAGAACGATCAAAGGTTCTCTAAGATAGCTTTTGATGTTGGTCCTGCACCTGCTGCACACGCTCCCTCTGTTAAGTCACTAGGTATATCCTCTCAGCTAACTGGTTCTCGTGCAGATATAATCATTGCAGATGACATAGAAGTACCTAACAACTCTGCTACTCAAGGCATGAGAGATAAGCTAGATGAACAAGTAAAAGAGTTTGAAGCTATCATTAAACCATTAGATACATCTAGAATACTATTCCTAGGTACTCCACAGTGTGAGGACAGTATCTATAATAAGCTCCGAGAAAGGGGCTACAACGCTCGTATATGGACCTCTGAATACCCCAGTGAGGATTTAGTGGTAAAGAACTATGACGACGATATAGCACCCTTTATAACAAATAAGATAACAGATGAGTCAGTTGGTACTACTACAGAACCTACTAGATTCTCTGACCTTGACCTAGAAGAGCGTAAGATGTCATACGGTAGAACTGGGTATGCTTTACAGTTCATGCTTAATCCCAGGCTATCTGATGCTGATAGATACCCACTAAAGATAAATGACCTTGTTATAACAGATATTGATACTGACCTAGCTCCTGAAAAGATCATATGGTCATCTGATAAAGATAACGAAAATAAAGACCTTCCTAATGTAGGACTAGGTGGTGACAGGTATCATAAACCATCTAAGACTATCGGAGATATGATTCCATATACAGGTTCTGTGTTGTCCATTGACCCTAGTGGTAGAGGAAAGGATGAAACAGGATATGCTGTTGTTAAGATGCTTAACGGTCAACTCTTTGTTCCTCAAGCTGGTGGTCTAAAAGGTGGGTACGATGAACAAACCCTTAAACTACTAGTTAACATAGCAAAGGATAACAAAGTAAATAAGATCATTATAGAGTCTAACTTTGGGGATGGTATGTTCCAGGAACTACTTAAACCTATCCTGTTCACTATGTACCCTTGTTCTGTTGAAGAAGTAAGACACAGTAAACAAAAAGAACTCAGGATCATTGATGTACTAGAACCTGTCCTTAATCAACATAAACTTATTGTAGACCCTTCTGTTGTTCAACATGACTATAAGAGTGCTCAAGGGTATCCTATAGAACATCAAGCTAAGTATATGTTAATGTATCAACTCAGTAGAATAACAAAAGATAAAGGTAGTCTTATTCATGATGATAGATTAGATGCTCTATCTATTGCTGTAGCTTATTGGGTAGAACAAATGAATCAGGTTGTAGATAATAACATATCTTCTAGGAAACAGGAACTACTTGATAAAGAATTAACATCCTTTACTGATAGCTTTTATAAAAGAACTGTTAAAGGTCGTTCTAGAGCTATGCTTTGGTCGTAGCTGAAGCTACTCCTTATTAACAAATCTTTAGACTTTAGTGATTAATATAAGTGCTCCGATAGTTAGTGTAGATACATAAATAGTAGATAAGAAATATAGACTATGACCAACAACTCTATGTCAATAGACACACCTGTCCTTAAAAATCTTTTCATATTTAAAAACATAGGTTATAGTCAAGGTCTATTCTTGTCGTATTGATGATAAAGGAGAAGAACGAAGTATCGACTTTATTAAACAGATCAGGTATTTTCTTCTTTAGGTAATAGATTGGTATTATAACAACAAACCTATGATACCTATAGATAAGAATTATATCACAATATCAAAAAAGTAAAGACTTAAATTTATGACAACTACATATGAAGATCAGATAGACCTGTTTAACAATGACTTACAGAACTTAATTTATCGATATAAAAGTGAATATGACCTACACGATGAAACACTTATAGGATGCATTGAAGCTTCTAAGTTATTGGTTATAGATTCTTTCACCATCGACTTTGAAGATGATATAGATGATGGTGATAAGTAAGTACTACTTTTAATTTTTGGTAGAAAAATCTGAGGGGGTTACGCTATATACGCGTGCGTTAAAATACCCCTTAGCCTACCCTAAAAATTAGCTGTGGGTGGGGTATTATTAGAAAACAAGCAATTAATGTTTTTTATAAAGCACTGGCAATCAATAGGTTTATGAAATTAAATCGTACAATCTGTATTATGTCTAATTGTTAATAATCAATGACTTAGGTAATAATCTATCCTTATTGAGACAATGTTGAGACTGAGTCTATTTCTTTAGTTATAGTTTACTTATTGAGACCTTGTTGAGACACATGTAAATTTGTATTTTCTTCTTTGTTTAACTTTGACTAATCAAAGTCTATTACAATCATCAATCAAAGTCTTTATTCACTACTGATCAAACTATCTACTTTGACTAATCAAAGTCTTTTAATCTCATTTGATAAATAATTCTATAAAACTTTTTTTATTTTTTTTCTATTAAGTAAAATCAATAACTTACAACAAAGTTAAAAAATAAGTCTTTACAGAAATTCAATTTTATAGTTTAAGGATATCATATTTATTTTAACTACTAACCAACCAATCAAAATATATGAAAAATATCATCTCCATTCAATGCCCATTTAATAACTCTAAACTTGTACAATTCAAACAATCAACTTGCCATCACTTTTATCAAAGACAATTGATTGATGGGAATGCTGTAACAAATTGGCAAAGACAACCTAAGAAATTTATCCTTGCCACGATGCAAAGATTCAATAAAACCAATTTACTTTAACCATCAAATCAATAGAAAACATAGAAAATTATGAAATTATTAAAATCATTTAGACCATCTGACAAATCACAGAAATTTTATACCTTTGAAGGTGATTGCTATCGAAACGATAACTTGCAACTAGTTAGAAAAGATGTCGCAAGACATTACAGACAAATTGACTCAATCAATAAATTAAAATCATGCTTGCGAGCAGGTGAATATACCTCTGTAGGAATGTATCGATTATTTTTTATTACAGATGACGGTGCGTGTTTATCCTTTTCATCTGTCTTAGATAACTTACAAGAAATTTATTATTCAATTATGCATGATATAAATGACGGCTGGAAAATAACTGGCTTGTCATCTGTAGCAGAATATGATGACGAAGTTTATTGCGATCATTCAAACGAATTACTTTCTTAACCATCAAATCAAATAAATAGAAAATAAAACATTATGAACCAATTAAAAGAATTACTAAACAACCATAAAACACGATCAGCTTGGTCTAAAGGTGTCAAAGCATTTGCCTTTGACTTATTAGATAACCTTGAAGGTCGAGATATTACTAAAGATAACTTGTTAAACGGTGCAAGCGACTGGTCACAGTATTCATATGGTGGCTGTGCCTTTATATATGATGCCGACATTGCCGAACATTTATCAACACCTAGTGAGTTAAAAGCCCGAAAAGGTGGTGAATGGCAACCAAGCAAAAATGAGAGTTGGTTGGATGTTCAAGCACGTGCATTATCGCAAGCTTGTTCTTTAATACTTCGACTTAATAGAAAGGTGAAGTAATGGAAATAAAAGATTTAAGTACAAAGAAATTACATGTTTTACTAGATAATTATCAAAAGATATTACTTGAGGAAAATAGTGTTTTATCTGATTCTACAAAGCTTCTAGGAAATGATAAAATAAAAGAAATCATTACCGAATTAAGGAAAAGAGAAAGAGCGATTAAGGATAACCATTTATCGATACATACAATATGAAAAACTTTGATTCAGCTATTGAAAGAATAAATAAAGTAAAAGACTTTAACTCATTAAGTGAGTTAGAAAAGAGTTTTGAGAGATTGTATAAGTACGGATTTCTAACCGATAAAGAATTAGTAGAATTAGATCACAAGCTTTTACACAAATCCCATGTATTGAACGGATACAGAAACCTTATAAAATAACCGATAAAACACCAAACCAATATGAAAAATATCGACCATTCATGTCCCAAGGAAACCTGGGACTCACTAAAACCAAGCAAAAAGGAACAACTTGTAGTCTGGCTTATCAGTCCAGTAATTGTACTTAGTTCATGGGGTTTACTCCTTTGGATTTGCTCCCAATAAGATGAGCGTTACCGAATACATAGACGGAATAGACTTCTTTTACCGAATAGTTCACCACTATAATAAAGTCTATATAAAATGGAATATGAAAAACCTGCCTGATTTATTTAATGGCGTTGCTTATAGCCATGAGGAAAAGATTGAGCAATACAAGGAAGCGATTAAAGAACTAAAGAAATTAAACCAAACCAATAAAACAACATGAATAAAGAGGAAATAATACACAAACTATCTGAATATGACGCTGAAAACTTCGACATGGGAGAATTTTATGACCTGTTTAGGTATGGCATAAAAGGCTATGAATATATGAATGAAGAGGAATTGAAGTCTATACATAAAACTATATTTGAACAAGACGAACAGGAAACCAACTAATATATGAAAATAGATATAGAATTCGTACCTCAATGGGTATTCAACTTTAAAGATTTACCTCACCTGTTTACTGGGCGAGCTAGTAGTCATGAGGAAAAGATTGAGCAATATAAAAGTGTTCTTAAAGAACTAAAGAAATTAAATAGAAAGAAATAATATGACAAACCAACAAGCATATCACCATTACTTAATGAGCCATTTATTAGACTCTTATACAGATCAACTTAGATTCATTGAATGCGATGAATCATGGAAAGTAATAAAATACCACATGAAAAAATTTAAAGAGTCAGAACATTATGTAATCGACCAGTCAATGTATGAATCAATGGAAGCATATGTTAAAACACTATAACCAATAAACCAAATGAGTAAACAATACGAAATAGAATTAAAGAGTACAACTTATCGTACCTTTTATGTTAACGCTGACAGCATGGATGATGCTATTAACAGAGCTGAAGAAGATGCATGGGATGATGAAGAAATCAGTCGTGCATGGTGCGACAATATGGAAGTCAATAAGGGTTGGGAACAGGACGATGAAAACTAAACTTATACTTATATGCTTACTCGTCTTATCGAGTTGCAAATCACCTCGACTAACCGACAAATGTAGTGACAAGGGTCATGGACTCTGTCCGATCTGTAAATTTAACCACTAATATTATTAATATGAGCTTAGAAATGTTATTACTATATATAATTATCTTCTTGATTAGCCTTGGATTCTTATATAAAGACTGATGAATTACAGCACGATAGAGGGAGTAATTAGACAAACCATAAAACAACCAATAAATAATATGAAACCAACAAACTTTAGTATTAAAGAATCCTTAGAGGTAGTATGGGAAGCTATACATGAATGGAATGAACAAGCTACCGATAAAGAATATAGTGAAGATGATGTTAAGACTGGCATGGCATGGATCATGGAAGAATTAGGCTATGGCTATGATCGAGATGGAAGTATTGAAAAACAATGGGACAGACCACTATGATAGAAGAAACTATGAGGTACATATATGATACCTTTTTTAAAGATAAGTTAAAGAACAACGAATACCACAACCATAAATACTTTCCACTTTACCTGTCCCTTCAGCACCTGTTGGATGAGTATAATAATAATAACAACAACCACCGATGAAAAACATACCTAAAAAATACATATACCAACAAGGTAAGAATAAAGGGAAGTTTATACAGAATAACATCTTTGCTTCAGGTAACTTTGATAGAGGAGATCAGCACCCTTTTATAAAAGAATTGTTTTTTTGGTCACTGAGATGTGATGGCATCAGACAGATATGGATGATAAAAGAATTGTTTGATAAAAAATTATTAAAAACAAAAAACAAAGCTAAGGAATGGAGAGTTAAAAACACACAAAATAGATCATCATATATGAAAGAATACAGAGAGAAACATAAAGAGCGTATTCTTAAACAACAGAGAGAATATAAGGTTAAAAACAAAGAGAGATGTGATGAGAAAACAAAAGAATGGAGTCGCAAAAACAAATCAATTAAGAACGCAAAAAATAGAATTTATATGCAGTCTTATACCAAAACAGATAAAGCTATAGAACTCCGTAAAAAAAGAATAAAGAGATATGAACAAAACATTTCATTCAAATTAAGAAAGAATCTGTCAGGACGAGTTAGGATGGCTTTAGTTCAAGGTCAAATAAGAAAAGAAACAAGCACAAGTAAACTATTAGGTTGTAACATAGATAACTTAAAAGAACATTTAGAATCTAAGTTTCAAGATGGAATGACTTGGGATAACATGGGAAGAGGTGGTTGGCATATCGATCACATCATTCCTTGTGCATTCTTTGACCTAAGTAAATTAAATCACCAAAAGGTATGTTTTAACTGGCAAAATCTTCAGCCGTTATGGGAAAAAGATAACTGCTCAAAAGGAGATAAATTACATTGCAGTATTTTGTTTACACTTCTAATTAATAACTACAGAACAATAACCAACAAATAAAACTTAAAGAAAATGGAAAATAAATACTGGCATAACATACCTGACAATGATGATGACGATAATGAAGAGGAAGAACTTGACTGCATGACCTTAGCAAAAGCTAAAAAGGAACAGGATATACTAGACGAAATGGAAGAAGATAATAATGACAACACATAACTACGAGGACTTTGAAAGTTATTACCTAGCTGACTCTAGACAATTCTCTTTTGAGGTAGCTGAAAAGTTTGAGTTATTCTGGCAGAACAATGAACTAGGCTACGATAAGAATGGCAAGTTGATCCGTACTAATAAACCACGGAAGAAACCTAAACCTGACTTCGATTACAGGAACAAGAAGAATAAACACAAGAAGATATGGAACACTTAACTGCTTCAATGGTTGAGCTTGGCAAGGCTAGGTATAGGAACGCTAAGAAACTACGCACACAGAACCAGTTATCATCTGAGACACCTGCTTATAAAAGACTAGCCGATCAGATGCACGGAGATGTTGTTCGTGTGATAGCTAAGTTCTTTGATGATTGCTCGCAAGTCCACGCACCTTGTCCTGTTTGGTTACCTTTAGTTTGGGAATTAGAACCTGACGAAGTAGCTCTGTTAGCAATTAAAAGATCATTTGATTTACTGGATGGTAACGACATGACCTTCGCATATGTTGCATTTGAATTAGCTAAAGCGATAGAGGATGAAGTACGCGTCCGTTACTTTAAAGAATATGTAGACAAGAATACTTGGAAGCTATTACAAAGGGACAGGAAAAATGTCCGTAGTAGACAGCAGTATATGTCCAAGTTCTGGGACAGAGAAAAGAACTTACACTCGAAGGGTAGGTACGAACGCTTCACGCTGTGGACACAGACAAACAAAGGAAAGATTGGTGCTTGGTTACTGGAGATCATCCGTATGCAAACAAACTTATTCACATTGAAGAGTACACTGACTAGGAAGGGATCAACAATAAAAAAGATTGCACCTAATCCTAAGCTACAAGAATGGGTTAAACAATTTGATGAGAACAGTGAAGCACTGCGTCCTTTTTGGTTAGCTTGTACTGAAGAACCTGTCAAGTGGGAGAGTAATTACGGAGGTGGATACTTGAGCGATGAGTTACCTGTCCTTCCTATTATGAAGAATGCTTTTGACTTACGGAACAGAGACTTGAGTAAGTTATATGAACCACTTAACCGACTGCAAGAAGTACCTTATAGAATAAACAAGAAGGTGTACGAGATAATGCAATGGGCATGGGAAGGGGATGTATCAATAGGTACTATGGAAAAGAGAGACCTGTTACCTGTCCTTGAACCCATTGAGAACCTCAAACAAACAGACCCTGAAGCATTCATCGCTTGGAAAAGAGAAGCAAAGTATGTACACGACTGGAACTTAGAGACCAGTGGTAGAAGGATGAGATCACTACGAGTTATGTATGTTGCAAAGATGTACGCACAGCTTGAGAAGTTTTACTTTCCAGTACAGGTGGACTACCGAGGTAGAGTGTATAGTGTACCATCCTTTGTTGATCCACAGAGCTGTGACTTAGGACGGAGTTGCTTGGAGTTTTACCGAGGTGTACCAATCAAGTGTGAGGAAGATGCTAAGTGGTTAAAGATACACGGAGCGAATGTATGGGGGAGAAAGGGTGAGTTTAAAGAACGCATAGCTTGGATAGAACAGAACACAAAAGAGATTATTAGGATAGCTGAAGACCCTAGAACCTATAAGCTATGGCAAGATGCATCTGAACCTTGGGCTTTCCTGGCTTTTTGTTTTGAATATGCAGGGTATAAGAAGGAGGGGTATGGATTTGTTACTCACTTACCTTGTCGAATGGATGCTAGTTGTAATGGTGTACAGATACTATCTTTATTGTTACGAGATGAGAAGATAGGCAAGCTGACTAACCTAATACCTGACCTACCACCACAGGATGTATATCAGCACATCGCAGACCGAGTGAACGAGACCCTGCACAAACAAAAGAGTAAGAATAGCTTGGCAGGAGACTGGTTAAAGTGGGGGATAAATAGAAAGTATACCAAGAGAATAGTAATGACTAAACCTTTTGGTATGAATGGATACACTAGTACCTTTGAGTTGGAGAATGTATTCCTAAAGGAGATAAAGAATGGCAGGAGTAATCCGTTCAGTAAGAGTGAATACTTAGAGGCTTTACTTTACCTGTCCACCATTGTTAACAAGCAAACTAATATTGTACTAGAGAACCACATCAACTTTATGAAGTGGATCAAAGCACAAGTTCTTACCTGTCAGGATACCTTGAAGTGGGAGACACCATTTGGTATTGAGATTCAACAACACATTTACGAGTCCGTACAAATTGGATTGGTATCTGTGTTAGGAATGGAAAAGACTACACTGAACTATCGAAAGAACAAAGATATAGTTGATCCAAAAAGACAAGCTAAAGCAGTGGTTGCCAACTACATACACAGTATTGATGCAAGTGTGGTACATTTTTTAGCTTGCAAATCTGATTACGATGTAACAACTATACATGATTGCTTTGCTACGCAGAGTCCACACGCACCGAAGATGCACAAAGATTTAAGAGAGATTTACCAAAACATATTTAATCAAGACCTCACAGGAAAGTTCAAGAGTGAGTTATTGAATCAATCAGGGAACACCGAAGTGACAGACAGCTTTGAACTTGGCACACTAGATGTGTCGGCACTAAACGACTGCACTTATATGTTCTCTTAATTAATAAAAAAAGGAGAGATAACATGGCGAATACAACGCGAGATAAACAGGAAGCATTCACAACACCGATAGGTATTGCACAGTACCCTTGGGTTAACACACCAAGTACAAAGTTTGTGCCAGAAGGTGAGTTTAGTTGTGGTCTTACATTAACAAAGGAAGAAGGAGATGCAATCATCCTTAAACTTACACCTCTTCTTGAGGAAGCTAACGCAGAGAAAGCAAAGGAGTTAGGTAAGAAGGTAAAGACATACGAGCTACCTTTGGAGTTGGATGGAGATACATATAAGTTAAAGAGTAAGTTAAAACCAGTGAATGGTACAAGGAAAGACGGTACTAGTTACACTCGATCACTTGGATTGTTTGATTCAAAGGGAAACCCTTGGGATAAATCAGTCATTATTAGAGGTGGTTCAAAGGTACGGTTAAACTTGCGTCCGAAGGTCTGGTTTGCACCGTTACTTGGAGTGGGTATCACATTGGAGATCATGGCTTTACAAGTCATTGAGTTAGCAGAGGGTGGACTATCCGAGCAAGCTGCTGAAAGCTTTGGTTTTACTGAAGTTGAAGGTGGGTATGTTAACGGAGGTGAAACACTTGACCAAGCACTCGATGGCGAAGACGAAGAAGAAATTAAAGCAGACTTTTAGGTCTGGATTTGAAGAGAGAATAGCATCACAGCTTAGACGAAATGGTATAAAGTATTCTTACGAGTCGTTAGTCATTGAGTACGAGCGACTGAGTACATATACTCCTGACTTCATCCTCCCCAACGGAATCATTATTGAAACCAAGGGGAGGTGGGTCTCGGAGGACAGGACAAAACATCTGTTAGTTAAGCAACAACATCCTGACTTAGACATTAGGTTGTTATTTCAGAATGCTTACAACAAGATTCGTAAGGGTAGTAAGACAACCTATGCAATGTGGTGTGAAAAGAAAGGAATATTATATGCACATAAACAAATACCAAAGTCATGGCTTTCACTAGAACGCATCAGCAGTGTTCAAAATGTGGATCGAGTGACGGTCTCAGTATCAACGAAGACGGAAGCACAAAATGTTTCGTCTGTGATACATACAGTAGAGGCAAACAACTAACTACAACAATGACACAACCAACAACCAACACCTCATTCATCACTGGAAAAGCACAGGAGATTGCAAGGAGGAACTTAACTAAGGAGACCTGTCAGAAATGGGGGTATCACATTGGAACACACAACGGAGAACCAGTACACATTGCTAACTACAAGAGTAGGAATGGAGCACTTGTCGCACAGAAACTACGATTCAGTAACAAAACTTTTTCTATTAAAGGAGAGCTGTATGGGTTATATGGTCAGCACCTTTGGAGTAGTGGTGGAAGAAGAGTAGTGGTATGTGAAGGTGAGATCGATGCACTATCTGTTAGTCAGGCATTCGGAAACAAGTGGGCAGTAGTATCTGTACCTAACGGAGCAGGTGGAGCAAAGAAGTATGTGGAACAAGCTATTGATTGGTTAGAGTCCTTTGAAAAGGTAATCTTCTGCTTTGATAATGATGATCCAGGACGAGATGGAGCTGCGAAATGTGCAGCCCTACTGACTCCTGGCAAAGCACACATTGCAGAACTACCTTTGAAGGATGCTAATGATATGTTAGTGGCAAAGCGTAGCGAGGAGATGGTGAATTGTCTGTGGCAAGCGAGAGAGTACAGACCTGATGGGATAGTAAGTGGAGAGGATATATGGCAAGCTGTTATAAAGGAGGATACTTCTGAATGTCAGCCTTATCCGTATGCTTCACTTAATAACATGACACATGGACTGAGGAGAGGGGAGTTGGTGACACTTTGTGCTGGATCAGGGATAGGTAAGTCCTTGTTCTGTCGTGAAGTTTGTCACCATCTTCTCAGCCTTGGTGAGACGGTAGGTTATATCGCACTGGAAGAATCAGTCAGACGAACTGCACTTGGTATCATGGGCATCCATCTGAATAAACCATTGCACTTAGAGAATGACTTGAAGGAAGAGGAGTTACGCAAAGCATTCGATGAGACAATGGGTAACAAGAACTTCTATACCTATGACCACTTCGGGAGTACGGAGAGTGATAACCTGTTAAGTAAGATCAAGTACCTGTGCAAAGGATTAGGATGTAAGTGGATATTCCTTGACCATCTATCTATTGTAGTTAGTGGTATTCAAGGAGATGATGAACGACGGTTAATTGATAACACGATGACACAACTGAGGAGCTTAGTAGAAGAGACAGGATGTGGAATGGTACTTGTGTCACACCTTAGAAGACCACCGAATGGTGGAGGACATGAAGAGGGTGGAGTCACTAGGTTATCAGACCTGAGAGGTAGTCATTCGATACCACAACTCAGTGATATGGTAATAGGATTGGAGAGACATCAACAAAAAGAAGACAATAACGAAACAAAAGTAAGGGTCTTAAAGAATAGATTCTCAGGTGAGACTGGGCTTGCTACTACCTTGTTATACGATCAAGACAGTGGTAGGTACACAGAAGATGAGAATGTATTCAAAGACAAAACAATAACAACCAACAACGGAGCGAGTCCGTTTTAATAATATGAAAATAAAATTAGGAAATGAAATATTCCCAACCAAAGTAAGTATCATAGGTTATCTTTCTAAACACTTACAAAACGCTGAGTTAGGAGATACTATTAAAGAGGGAGAAGAATTATATTGGGTTCTAAAAGATTTATTATATAAGCACCCTAACAGCGATAAGAAAATAGGAGTAGGACTAAGGAACTTTTTTGTAGGCGAACCTCCTGTTTATCCTGGTCGTTGTTTTTATATCAGACGCACTGACGGAAGCGTTGAAGATTTCTCCACTAAAAAACCTATAAACCAATTATGAAAATACTATTCTTTGATATAGAAACAAATGGCATCGAGGACTTCACTAATCTAAGTGACCTAAAGGTCTGTCATTGCTTATCCATATACGATCCAATAGCAGGTAAGATGATTACCTTTAGTGGAGATGGGATAAAGGAAGGAACAAGGATGTTAGCAAAAGCTGACAAGATTGTAGGACATAACATCGTAGGGTTTGACCTACCTGCATTAGCTAAGTTATACAACTTCCATCCACCGTTAGTACAAGTACAGGATACATTGATTATGTCTCGTGTTATATACCCTGACCTTAGAGAGGATGACTTCAAGCGAAAGGACTTTGATCCTAAGATGATTGGTAGTCATAGCTTGAAAGCATGGGGACACAGGATGGGTAAGATGTTAAAGCTTACATACGGTGAGAACGAGGATGCTTGGGATAGCTACAATGAAGAGATGAAGAAGTATTGTGAACGAGATGTCCTTGTTACTAAGACCTTGTACGAACACTTCCTCAGTAAAGAACCCAGTAAGAAGATGGTGGATATAGAACATTGGTTCGCTTATGTCATTCGCTTACAAGAACAAGCAGGGTTTGGGTTTGATATAGCAGCAGCAGAAGCGTTAGAACAAAAGCTGAATGTCACACGAGCTAGGTTACAAGACAAACTACAATCTATGTTTGAACCTACAGTTAAGAAGATGAAGACTCCGAAGGGATACACATTAACTGTTGAACAAAAGGATGGAGTGGAAGTAATCAACGCACCTACCAAAGCAAAGTTAAAAGCTATTCTCAAAGAGAGAGGCATGGTACAGAACCTAGTTAACAAAGCTGAAGCACTTGATGTAAAGGAGGAGATCATACCGTTCAACCCTGGTAGCAGGAAGCAGATCAAGGAACGCTTTGAAGAACTAGGGTTTGAGATACCTGTCAGTGAGGATGGTAAGACAATCAAGGTAGATGAATCTACTCTTAAAAAGATAAACCACCCAGCTGCCGAGCTTCTGCTCGAATATTTGTTAGTCGTAAAAAGACTAGGAGCATTAGCGGAGGGCGAGAATGGGTGGCTTAAACTAGTTAAAGATAAGAGGCTACACGGACGAGTCAATACAAACGGTGCAGTGACAGGTAGATGTACACATTCCAAACCTAACTTAGCACAAGTACCTGCCACTAGAGCAGAGTATGGAGAGGAGTGTAGAAGTTTATTCATTCCACTTAACGGTAATGTATTAGTAGGTGTTGATGCTAGTGGACTTGAGTTAAGAATGCTTGCACATTACCTAGCTAATTGGGACAAGGGTGAGTACGCTAGGAATATATTGGAAGGAGATATACACACTGTTAATCAGAAAGCAGCTAACCTAAAAACCAGAGACCAAGCAAAGACATTCATCTATGGATTCCTTTACGGTGCTGGACCATCTAAGATAGGAGAGATTGTAGGTGGTGGTTCAAAGGAGGGAGCAATCTTAAAGAAGAAGTTCCTGTCTAACTTACCTGCGTTAAAGATACTGAAGCTCAGGATAGAGGAGAAAGTAAAACGATCTGCTTGTTTAACAGGACTAGATGGTAGAGTATTACCAGTCAGATCAGAACACGCTGCACTTAATATGTTACTTCAATCAGCAGGTGCTGTGGTTATGAAGGTAGCTTTGATTAGCTTACACCGTAGATTAAATGAGTTAGGTTGGGAACACGGTAGAGAGTACACCTTTGTGGGTAACATACACGATGAGTTCCAAGCTGAAGTTAAACCTGACCTAGCTGAGACATACGGACAGTTAGCTGTGCAAGCAATCAAGCAAGCAGGTAAAGACTTGAAGTTACTCTGTCCAATGGATGGTGAATACAAGATAGGTAAGTCATGGGCAGAGACACACTAAGATGAAAACGGAAACTTGTAATATCTGCAAAGAGACTATGCTCATAACGGAAATGATTAAAGATAAAAAATCAAAAACAGGTTATGGGAAAAGATGCAAGAATTGCAGAAGAGAGCAACAACGAAGACGCATCGAAGAAAACCCTGAGCATTACGAAGCGATATGGAGGAGACAACATCTTAAAAATAGATATGGTATAACTCCTGAAGATTACGAAGCAATGTTATCAAATCAGAAGGGAAAGTGTGCTATATGTGATCGGCAGGGACAAAGTCCAGGTAATAAAAGACTTTTAGATGTAGACCATTGTCATAAGACAGGGAAGATAAGAGGTCTGTTATGTAACCGATGTAATCAATCAATGGGTAAAGTTAAAGATGATATAGATTTGTTAAAGAAGTTCCTAGCTTACCTAATCGGATGGGAAAGAAGACATGACATCGGAACTTGAACACGATTACTACTTGAAGGTTGCAGAATTGTACGATACAGTTGACCTTACATATCCTATGCCATCCTCTAAGACCCAACGAATCGGAGCAATAGCAGAGTCTAGGTTTACCACTGAATGTTTAGAACGAGACTTTGAACCTCATGTACCTACCACACCTATGCCTTGGGACTTCATTGTCACTTGTCCAGCAGGTACTTTAAGAGTACAGATTAAAGCGACAGGTAAGAAGTCATCAGCTAATACATACACTATAAATAGTAGCACAGGATGTAAGGGAAAGTCTGCTATGTGTGACTCAATAGATGTGGTGGGTTGCTATGTGTTACCTGAAAAGATGTGGTGGTTAATACCAAGAGGACACATAAAGGGACTATCCCTAAAACTAAACATCCTACCAGATAGTAAATCAAAACATAAAAAATACCAAGAAAACTGGAGCATATTCTATGAGTAAAACAACCATACTAATTGACGCAGATGTATTAGCATTTGAATCATCAATAATAGCACAAGAAAATATACAATGGGAAGAGGAGCTTTGGACTGTACACGCAGACATGGCAGTAGCAAAGAACAGAGTCATTGGAAGGATAGAACAATTCAAGGACTTACTAAAAGCAGATGAAGTAGTGTTAGCACTTAGTGACCGAGCAAACTTCAGAAGGAAACTATTCCCTGATTATAAATCTAACAGAAGGAAGTCAGTGTTACCTGTCATCTTAAAGCCTATGAAGGAATGGATGATCAACGAACTAGATGCACAGCTATGGGCAAACATAGAAGCAGATGATGTGTTGAGTATCTTAGCTACTGAGTATCCTAACAGACAAGACAAGAGAATCATTGTTAGTATAGACAAGGACTTCAAAGGAGTACCAGGAATATACTATGATTATAACAGAGAAGAATACCATGAACCAACAGAGGAAGAAGCAGATAACTTCCACTTGATACAGACTTTGATGGGAGATTCGACTGATGGATTCAGTGGGGTAAAAGGAGTCGGTCCTGTTGCAGCTGAGAAATGGTTGAACTCGAACGGATACACTTGGGAATCTGTTGTTGCTTTGTATGAGAAGAAGGGACAAACAGAACAGGATGCTTTAACAAATGCTTGGATGGCAAGACTACTAAGAAAAGAACAATACAATAAAAAACAAAAACAAATAACAAAACTATGGACACCAAAGAACTACCAAACTCAGGACAAAAGGAGAATTACATCACAGGTGCACAGCGTGACAGGGCTACTGGACGAGGACGATTCAGCCTTATTCCTCCAATCGCCCTTCGATCCCTTGCCAAACGATATGAAGAAGGAGGAAGACTCTACGGAGACAACAACTGGCACAACGGATTCCCACTCAGTAGATTAATAGATAGTATGAATAGACATCTGTTAGCATTGAACGAAGGGGATGACAAGGAAGATCACGCAGGTGCTATACTTTGGAATGCCAGTGCTTTCCTGTGGACCGAGGATCAGATAACAAAAGGTAACTTACCACAAGAACTAGATGATAGGAGTTATATAAATAAATGATTGCACCTATAAAAGAAGACGAACCTTTAAAAGCTGATGGATTTGATGAAGCTATTATAGGTGTTGATTATGCACAAGGTAAGTTTGTATATGCTATAGAACTTATGTTAGAGAAGATGATGCAAGAACCTGATAACAAGACAATGGAAGAAGCAATAGAATACTTTGACTTTAATATTGGATGTGCTTATGTAGGAGAGATGACACCAATATTTATATGGACTAACACAGACGCTAATGAATAACGAAGAAGAGATACTACTGCCAGCTATAAGTGAAACTTTAGTTAACAGACTAGAGAAACTATTCCCTGATAAATGTCCTGACTTGACGAACACAGAAAAAGATGTTTGGTTTAAGAGTGGACAAGTGTCTGTAATTAGATTCCTTAGACAAACTTATAACGAACAGCTTCAACAAAACATCATAACAAAAGACTGACCATGTGCATGTCAACACCAGATATTCCTCCTCCTCCTCCACCTCCAGCACCACCCCCACCACCGCCACCTGTTGCTGAAGCACCTAAGACTGTTAGACAAACGCAGCCTAAGAAGAAGAGGAGAGGAGCACAAGCTCAGTTAAAGCGTTCAGCTAGACCTACAATAGGTGGGATGTCAGGTGGTACTGGTGTTAACATGTCTTCTTAATAACAATATAACTATATAATATCATGCTTCGCACACTCTCAAAAAAGACTTTGCTATCATCTGTCACAGCGACAGGGGCTGGCAGTTCATTCTCAGTAGAGCGTTCTAAGGGTTGGACCTTTGTAATCGCTTCTTCATCAGTAACTTCAGGAGGTACGGTAGACATAGAAGCCTACATCGGTGGTGCTTGGTATGTCATTCACTCTGAAGATGTAACAGCTAACGGTGCTGTAATGGTCAGAGACGATCACGGACACTACGAACAAATAAGAGGTAACCTATCAGCTAGAACTGACGGTACTTACAGCGTATACGCAACAGGTTCTACTGACTCTCTTTAATTAGATGTCTTTGATCTTTACAGAGCAACTCGATAAACCGAGTGAGCTAAGGTCTAAACCGTCTAATTTACTAAGACCTATCTTTGGTGCTTTGTATGGGTTTGATTCTACAGCTGTAGCTCCTGCTAATACATTCACTACTTTAACGGTAGCAGATACAGACACTAACGCTATAGGTTCAGCTGATACAATAACCTTTACAGTCCAACCTTCAGTGGCAATAGCAGCTGGTGGTACTTTGACTTTAACAGGAATGCAAGGGACTCAAACAGCTAACAATGCTTCGTTAACAGTAGGTGGAGCAGGAGCTGCAATCTTTGGGTCAAGTGGTTCATGGACACAGTCAACAGGTACTTTAGTTTTAACAGTAGCAGGTGGGCAGAGTCTACCTACAGGTTCAGATACTGTTATTACTTTTGATTTAACTAACGCTTCTTCAGTACAAAGTGGTAAGACAGTTAGTGTTAGTTCTAATACATTTACTACAGCTAACGCTACAGGTACTGTGTTAGATACAATCGCCATATTCAATGTCACCACTCGAAATACCGAAGCAAACATTTTAGCTAGTACACCAACTAATCCAACGGACGAAGTTAACATCGCATTTGGTACGGACACAGGTGATTTTTATATTTATAACGGAACTGCTTGGCTGATTTTTAATGACACGCCATTCAACAGTTATTCAGTTTCACTTGACGGCAGTGATGACTACATTGAAACTCCCGATAAGTTTGATTTTATTCAGCAGAGTTGTGTGTTCACTGTGAGCGTCTGGTTAAAAGTTGATAATGTTAACGCCAATGCTTTGCAAGGATTTGTAAGTAACAACTACACCTCCAGTTCCTACGGCTTATATTTGTTTTACGACAATCGAAGTGTAACAGGCAGTAGTAAAGATTTAAGAGTGTTGTTTTCAGCGGATAGCGTGAATACGGACATTATAGTAGCTAACGGAATAACGGACACGAATTGGCATCATTATGCTATCACTTGCACAGCATCGGGGGGAATACTCGCATTGTATGTGGACGGTTCATTAGTAGACTCGACTACAGCACCAACCACAACAACCAACACAGCAAATGGAAATTTAAGGTTTGGTAGTGCGACCAACGATTCAGCACATTTCGATGGTTTAATAGACGAAGTAGCTGTTTTTAACACAGCATTATCTGCGTCTCAAGTTACTAACATTTATAAAGGTGAAGCAAACGGAGGAAGTGGGGGAACTAATGGTGTACCTGGTGATCTAAAGACTTTCAGCCCTGTCGGTTGGTGGAGAATGGGAGACAATAACTCAGGCTCAGGTACAACTATAACAGACCAAGGTAGCGGAGGTAATAACGGCACGCTAACTAACGGAGCAACCTTCTCAACAACAGTACCATCTTAAAATTATGAGTAGAAAATATGTAATAATAGATTCGGACGAAGTTAGTTCCGTGGATTTTAGCCAAGTCGAAGAGACAAGTGCAGATACCATGAGATACTCCGTCGATAATAGTCAGACTTTTGTTAAGTTCGATTCAGACTCAACACCATCTTTTCTAGACGGTAAAACACAATACACACACTCTGAAATTCTAAATGTATTAGCAACGGATGAGTGGACACCTGACGAACCCATTTAATTATGCCAACTACAATTCCATCAATCACTTCATCAACTCGTCCAGGTTCACCCTCGACAGGAGATGCTTACTTTGAAACGGACACACAGAACTACATCATCTATGACGGTGCAAATTGGCGAGGTTTCGTCAGTGATGTTGCGTCAGGATGGTCAGGCATTAACGATTACTCATTAAACTTTGACGGTACAGATGATCGATTGGATGCTGGTTCTGTTGTCACTCCTTCAGCCAATAGTGGTACAATTTCTGCTTGGATAAAAACAACAAGCACAGCATACCAAGCTATCGTCTCCACAGCAGACACTTCAGTGGGAGGTACTTGGGGTTGGATGGCAGTCTACAATAATAAATTAAGGATTACATTTAGAGAAAGTATGGGGACTGTAAAAACTGCCGATGGATCAACCACTATTAACGATGGGAATTGGCATCATGTAGTAGCTGTATCTGACGGAGCTGCTTACAGTTTGTATGTAGACGGGTCAGCAGAGACTCTCACAAATAGTAATAATGATGGTACTTGGTATGGTGATCTTACTAACTTAACTTCAACTAATATCGGTTCTCATGTAAGAACGTCTGCTGGGAATTTCTTCACAGGCAACATAGACGAAGTAGCCGTTTGGGACTCCGATCAGTCATCCAATATCAGTACGATTTATAATAGCGGCACACCTAGTAACCTACTAAGTTTCAACCCTAAAGCGTGGTGGAGAATGGGTGACGGAACGGAAGCGAACAGCGGTACGACTATCTATGACATGAGTGCCTTTAATAACAATATAACTATGGTTTCTAGCCCTGCTTACCAAAACAATACCCCGTAATTTAAGACGATGAGAACATACTGTATAATAAATTCCTCCGAGGTATCCAGCGTAGACTTCGATCAAGTACTTCAAACTTCTTCTGACACTCTTAGATACTCAGTCGATGGTACTAAATTCTTCGTGAAGTTTGAAGGGGATGTTCCTAGTTTTCTTGAAGGCAAAACAATTTATTCCCACTCTGAAATATTAGCTATTCTAGCGACTGACGAATGGTCACCACCTGTCCCTGAGTAATATGCAAGAAACAGCACAAGGTCTATACAACTCTTTAGAGAACCAAAGGTGGTCTTTCTTGGATAGAGGGAGAACCTCATCTGAGTTAACAATACCTTACATAATGCCTCCTGATGGTCATAGTCACGCTACTAAATACTATACACCATATCAAGGAGTGGGAGCTAGAGGAGTTAACAACCTAGCTTCTAAATTATTGTTAGCACTGTTACCACCTAACGCACCATTCTTTCGTCTTGTTATTGACAGGTATGAATTAGATAAAGCAAAGCAGGAGTTAGGACCAGAGGGAGGAGAGCAATTACGATCTGACTTAGAGAAAGCACTAGCAGATGTAGAACGAAGTGTATCTCAAGAAGTAGAAGTAGAAGCATTTAGAGTAGGAGTATTTGAAGCGTTAAAGAATCTATTGGTCACTGGTAATACTTTGTTATACTTACCTGATGACGGTGGGATGAGAGTATTCAGACTTGATAGGTACTGTGTAAAAAGAGACCCAATGGGTAATGTAACACACATAGCTATTAAAGAAACTGTTGCTCCGATGATGTTACCTGAGTCTGTAAGAGAAGAGGTATATCGTCAAGAAAAAGAGAATAGTTGTGACCTGTACACCTCTGTAATTAGAGAAGGTAATGAATTTGTAGTACAACAAGATGTAAAAGGAATTGTTATTGAAGAGTCAAAGGGTAGGTATCCTATCGATAAGACTCCGTTCCTACCTCTTAGATATACCAGGATAGACGGTGAAGATTATGGTCGTGGATTTGTAGAGGAATACATTGGTGATCTTAAATCTTTAGAGTCATTAACAAAAGCGATAGTCGAAGGTAGTGCAGCAGCAGCTAAGGTATTGTTCATGGTTAATCCTAACGGTACAACTAGAGCTAAGACTTTATCTGAATCTCCCAATGGTGCAATCGTACAAGGTAGTGACGGAGATGTATCTGTTTTACAACTTAATAAGTTTAATGACTTCCGTACTGCACAAGGAGTAATGAATGGAATAAGTGATAGATTGTCACAGGCATTCCTATTGAACAGTGGTGTAGTCAGAGATGCAGAACGAGTAACAGCAGAGGAGATAAGAATGTTATCTCAAGAGTTGGAAGCTGCACTTGGTGGACTGTATTCTTTATTGTCACAAGAGTTTCAAATGCCTGTCGTTACTAGGTTAATGACAAGGATGGGCAAAGAAGGAAGACTTCCTAAGTTACCTAAAGACATTGTTAAACCTACTATTGTTACTGGTGTTGAAGCACTGGGACGAGGTAATGATTTACAGAAGCTTGATCTATTCCTTGCAGGTGCTAATCAGATCGTTGGTCCACAAGCAGTTGCAGAATATGTTAATGTATCTGACTACTTCAAAAGAAGAGCCACAGCGTTAGGTATTGAGACTGAAGGATTGATCAAGACAGAAGAAGAAATTCAACAAGCTATGCAGCAAGCCCAACAACAAGAGATGATGATGAAGTTAGGTCAACCTGCTGTAGCACCTGCTATCAATGCTGCACAAGAGCAGTACATGAGTAGTCAACAACAACAACCACAAGAAGAGTAGACATGGCTGAATTACACCGAGTAGAGATAAATGAGAGAGCACCACAGGAGATTGACCCAGAGTCAGAGGAAGCTGTTGATGCAGTATCTGAAGAACAAACAACAGAAACGCAAGAGGATAGACCTGATTGGTTACCTGAGAAATTCAAGAGTCCTGAAGACATGGCTAATGCCTATGGTGAACTTGAAAAGAAAATGGGAGCAGGGGCTGAAGGTGAAGAACAACAATCAGAAGAGGAGCAAAGCGATGAACAACAAGAGGACGATTCAACAGAAGATACGAATACTAATACTGTTATTGCTGAAGCTAGTAAAGAGTTCTTTGAGAATGACGGTGTTATATCTGAAGAGACCTATAAGAATCTTGCTGAGGTTGGGTTACCAAAAGAGTTAGTAGATAGCTACGCTGCTGGTCAACAAGCACTTCAACAAAGTGAAGAAGGTAGTATTAAAGCTGTAGCTGATGGTAATTGGGATCAAATGGCAGAGTGGGCAGCTAATAACTTATCCCCTGAAGAGGTAAATACTTTTGATGACATCGTACAAAACGGTAGTGTCGAACAAGCTAAACTTGCTGCCAAAGGATTATACGCACAATTTAAAGCAGAGAATGGAGTTAGTCCTAAGCTTGTACAAGGTGCTGTAAATGGTTCATCTACAATGCCTTTTAAATCTAATCAAGAACTTGCTCGTGCAATGTCTGATCCTCGATACAAGAGTGGTGACAAAAGTTATCACGAAGAGATTGACAGACGCATCGCAGTAAGTCACAATTACCTATAGTTTTATTTGGTAGGTTCATATATATGAAGCCTTGGACTCCATCTTTTTTCTTGCCAGTGTTGGTTCTGGTTCTTTTAGGTGGATGTTCCAAGGCTTCTTTTTATCCGTTAGCAGGAAGTGTAGGAGGAGCAACTGTAGGTGCTTTAGGTGGTCCTGGTCCTGCTGCTGGTGGTGCTGCTCTTGGATGGGGGATAGGAGAGGGTGCTAAATTAATGGAGGAGAACAAGGGATTAGCTAACAAAGTAAAAGCTATCACTGAAGGAGATGTACAGAAACTCGTACAACAACAACTAACTGAAGAGATGGATAATGGATTCTTTGATTCTATGTTAGATGAGATATATGGGTTCTTGAAACTCTGTCTTATTGGTGTTATCCTTTGGAATGTAGTTCCGTTGATATACACTCGCTATGTTCACAATAAAGCACAAAACAAATGAATAAACTAATAAAATTTTATAACTTACTTACACAGAAGGAAAAAGCTATTGTCTTGACTGTTCTGTGTTTAGGTGGAATTATAATACTTAATTTACTTTAAACGACAATTAGTACGACTAATGTCAAGACCCACTGCGGTGGACAATCTCGATCAAAGGTTATAACGAAAGTCACAACAAATACATACACAATTATAAACTTAAAATAGGAGATCATATATTATGGCAGCAGAAGGTATAACAGACCCCAGTCGTGTAGGTCAGATTAATTCCGCAGGAGATGTGGATGCGTTGTTTCTTAAAAAGTTCAGTGGAGAAATTCTACAGACCTTTGAGGAGTCCAATGTTTTCAAACCC